GGATAGTGCCTGTGTCAATTATACTGGGACCCGTCTGTGCCGTCTCGCTCAGAGGCGTCAGCAGGGTGCTGTCGTATGCGGTTGGGCCTTTGCAGGGAGCTGTGTCCATGTTGCGGACTCTTTGGACCAGTTCGCTGCGCTGCGTACACGTCTCCTCTTGGACCGCCCTGCCCCTCAGCGTGATGTCTGGTCTCGCTTGCTGGGGTGTTTGGGCTCGGCCGGGGGTTCTTTCTTCCCACTCAAAAGTTATCAGCGATGGGGTTACCAGCGTTGGCGTGCACGGTATAGTGGCGCACAGGGTGCTGCCCTCGATGAGGCCAAGAAGTCGCTCGACACCTTTGGTTGTAGTGCCCGCGCCTTGCAGTACTCTTCCATGTTCGTTAAGCGAGAGACTAAGAACTGGAATGTCGTTGGTTCAAATTCCTCAGAAGTTAAGCCAAGGGTTATTGTCGCGTGTCCCCCAGTGGTTAAAGTGGCCCTGGGGCCAACGATCGTAGCCGTTAGTGAAGCTTTAGCACGTGAGTGGTCTTTTGAGTCACCTGTTTTTTTTGAGTGTGGTTCAAGTCAGTGTGAGGTTGGTGATTGGTTTAGTTCACATCTTGAGAAGTGTGGTTCAAGTTGGTTGTTTGAGTCAGATTTTTCTAAGATGGATCGATCACAGTCAAGTTTGAGTCTCGGTTTTGTTAATCGATTGTTGTTTGATATTGGTGTTAAGGGTTTGCCTGCACTATGCCTACGCTCTCAGACTTGGCGACAAAATGTTGTTTCGCGCGATGGGTACCATGTTTCCACGCCCGCCTTTTTGAAGAGTGGTGTACCCAACACCACCCTTTACAATACTATTGTCAATGCTGCAGTTCATTGGTATAGTTTTGTTAAGGCTGGCGGTCGTCCAGGTGTCGACTTTTGGTTAATGGTACGCGGTGATGATAATTTGGCTTTTGTGCGTCCGGGCTTGGAGTGTAATTTGGTTCAGGACGCGTTAGCGCTGGGGTTTAATTTGAAGGTTAAACGTCCTGGTTGTCCATCTCATGCCCGGTTTTGTTCAAATGCCTTTTATCCTATTGCCGACGGTCGCTATATGCCTGCGCCAACAATTGGTAAGTGTTTGTTTAAGTTGGCTTACACTGCCTCGACTATTCGGCGTGGCTATGAGCGTGCCCATCTACGGGGTGTCGCTTTGGGTTTGTTGGCTCTTGTCAATCATGTACCTTTATTGCGTGATTACGTTCAGCGGATTTTGCAGCTTACAACTGGCGCCCGTGGTCGTGAGTTGCGAGACGCTGTCCGTGAATCACACCGTAAGTACTTGGTTGGCTCAAGCTTTCATGCTTCACCTCTTGCTGACCATTATGTTTGTGAGATGTATGGATGTGATTTGTCCGTTTTGGCCGCGATGCGAGCTGTGATATTAAGCATGGACCGTTGCGGCTATTATGGCAATTCACAAACTAC